CTCTGTTAAAGGAGGTTTAGCATAGCCAAATACCTTGGCTATGTTTGCACCAACATCCAAAACATTCGACGTTGTGGAACCTATCGAACTGAGAAAAGGAATATAGGAAGAGATGGTCCTAATTTTAGTGGACAATGCTAACACAGTATCACTGCCGCGTACTGTCTCTTCCTCCTTAACAATAGGATTGGCACGCTTGCCAGCCTTACCAGCTTGCGGAATCAAAATGCCAGGACCGCCTAATGCCGTCGAGCCAACAAGTTCAACATCATGAAGAGACACCATGAGCTTATAAGTGGGTGCATTAACACCAGCTATAACACGGTACGGCATGATGACATTAAGCGCGTAAACGCCCATATCACCACCCGTAGAAACCACTGATCCAGCTCCACCAAATATTTGCATAAACTCAAAAGTATACAAAAATGGTACGTCTAAAATGGACATAGTGGTCTCAGCCAAGTCATGTAGGACATGTGGTAAATTGGTTACAAAAGCTGAATTATTACAACGGGGATAAACCGTTAAATCACCATTTTCAACTCCGTATTGAAAGCTGCTTGCTAACAAGCCTTGTTGAAAAGGAGTCGAAGCCACCGTTAAAGTGAACTTCGTCTTAAACCTTATACCTTGGACACCGGCCAACCTAGTCTGTATACCAGGAAACCAAACCTGTAAATTGGTCCAATTTATATACCTTGACAAAACCAACCCCCGAGTGGTAGGCACGCTACCAGACAATATAAGCCGGGGTCGTGCCAAGTACTCAAGCAAATCTTGATAAGCTGGAGTTGGCTCTATAAAAGAAGTCTTCTCAGTTATGCCTATGGCAACCGTGGTACATGCCTCATTGGGTATATTGGCAACACCAATAATCTCATCCTTAGGTTCAAGGGAAATGCCTTGAAACTCATCACATCTGAGTTCACTGTCGCGTAACTCGTGCGTATTTTTATCAGTAGTTGTAGCGAGGCATGTACTATGTGGCGTTACCTCAACAGCCACAAAGGGTAATCCTTCTCTGACTCAGTCTGAGTAGTAAGCTAAAGAGCAAGGGAGAAGGTATCCTGACACCATGAACAAGAGGGATTACCACTCATTTACTTGTTCACAGCCGTATATGGCCTTAAAACCAAGCATCAATCCTGGCCTTCATGTATGCCCGGTAGCCGGCACGACTAGTGTAAACACTGTCAGTTCCGCTCTCTCTGAGCAGATCCCTGCCTACCGGAAACCATTTATCCCAGAAATCGACGCTATGAAGAGACAGTTCTCCAAACATGTCCTCCAGAGCTTTCCTCATCTCTCCTGTAACATCACGTGGGTTCCTATAATAATAGGACGTGTACAAGAAACTTGCTGGGTCGAGAGGAGCAACCCAACCACCTGATCCCTCAGCGTCACAAACAAATGTGCGCTTCAGGAAAGTGCAATTGTCCAAGGTGGTGTAAGGAACGAGCTCACCTTGTTTTGAGCCGGGTGTATACTCAAGAGCATACAAATCGCGCATCGCGTCGGCGACGGTAACCTGATTAAAGACGTCGGCTACCTCGTCCGAAACATTCACTATGTTATCATCACCAAAAGTGGCGAGATACACAGAGTTCCACATATCGCGACTGTCACCCGTAAGGTGAATGTAACACCCTGTCAGGGTGATAAGGGAGTATAAGGAGTTGATGATGGTGGTACCTGGATGACCACTTGGCAAGGACTTGTTCCACTGGACGACGTGTTTCTGGTGAACTCCGTCACCAGTCACATGCCGCGAATGAATCAAATCCATGAAAAGGACAGCACGAATACGGTTGTCCAAAGGCTCGTTACCATACCAACTGTTGATGAACTCAAGAATAGCCCAGTGTACTCCCGGCTGTTCATTTGCATCAAACCGCTTGTGGTCACCATCAAAAACCTTCTTTCCTTTGGAGCACAACTTGGTTGCAAGCATAAACCACTCATTGTATGGATTTATGCCCGGACACATGCCACTTTCGGTGTGGTACCGAAACATCGCAGCCATGAAGGCCCCAAAGTACATACGAAACGCAACAACATAATCCAACGGTGCGGCGCTGATAATGCGCGTAGCACCAATGTCCACCTTGGCATGTGGTCGCGTCTCATCCTTCAAAAAGTCAGTAAACAAGTGACCCAAGCGAACGCCCTTAGCGGCTTCGCTAATAATATGGTCCACTCGCGCCCGCAATTCGCCACAAGCCTCAGAAGTCAAGTCAAACTCGGCATCATAGCCAAAGAAATCCTTCTTGCCATTCTTGTGCTCAACGATATACGGATACCCAGGAGATGTGCTCCGTGTGATACTCTTTATCTTGAGCCCCTCAACACCACACACAGCTTCGCGAAAATTGAATATGCAGCGCGTGTGTGGCAAACTCGCCTCTCTAAAAGGTCGAGTCGCCAAATCCACCGCAAGTTCAATGGACGAAGGCGGTAAGTAAACCAATGGCGTTGTGTAAGCTCGCAAGCCTACCGCCATGGGTTTGATGATGTTGCCATTCGCATCAGCAAACGGTCGCAACATCGCCGGACGTTGAGGGTTGGGACCAAAAGGTTGAGCTTCACCTATCTTCGACAGGTGAAGCTTGGACGTGGGGCTCAAATTCACCGGTTTAGAAAGTGTTCCCAGATAGGTAAAACTACCTTGAACCGGCTTGTCTGGTCCTACCAAGCCCACCTGTTCTTCATAGGTGGCCTCGTGAATATCCACCCCTCGTTCTTTAAGGTCATCCACCAGGTTGTCGCTCCCGATGTTCATCGACTTCTTAACCTTGTTGACGAGCTCAAGTGTAATAATGGTGGAATAACCACGGCGGGAGAAGAGGCCTTCTGATCCTGCAACATGCAATCCCAAGTAGCACCGACCACCCCAATTGCGATTGGAGGTGATAGTAAGGGGCGCACCACAAAAACCAAGCTCAGTGGCCATTGTGTACGCCAGCAAATCCTCGCGCAAATTTCCTTGGACACTGAGTTCCTTACAATACTGAAACGACTCAGCGTGCATGGTCCTCCGATTCCGGATGCGCTTGCCTTTAACCTCTTTCTCCTCATAAATATCGAGGCGCACGGGCAGCGCTGCGCGAATGACACCTTGGTATTGCTCATCCGTGAGGAGAAACTGTGTGATCTTCTTGGCCGTCGTAAAAGAACCGCGTGGAAACCGTAAGAACTCGATGTCATGATTGGGGACGTCGGTCCTATCCATCGCAAGGTACTGTTGCACCGTGAGCTGGAATTTCATATCAGACACAGGGCTCACAAACGTAACCATCTGGTCCATAGAAAATCGACCGGCCGCCACTCTCTCCTTAATCCATTTGGTATAATGGGCGGGTTGCATCGCCAATTGCCCCTCAATAAACTGGACCTGCCCTGCCTTCACAGGTGTCTCAAGTTCATACTCAAGGTACATCCCGAATGCATTCGCGTAAATCAAATCGTGGACGTGATCTACTGCATGAGACTCCTCTCGAACTGTATGCGAGAAGAAGATCTTCTTCGGTACCGCACCTGGTGGCTTGATGTTGCTTTCTGTGCGAGCTTTGCGGGGCTTGCCACGCTGTCCAAAGATCGACCCAACAAGGTCTTTCACAAAACAGAAGATACCCTTCATAGTGACATATATGAAGCGGAAAATGAGAACGTTGAGGCCTATAGCAAGACCTTGTATTAACAAGGGATGCTTAGCAGCAAAGTTCTCAAACCACTTTCGCGTGTCTCGCTGTATCTCCTTAGCGCGCCGAGCGTGGGAACATTCGGTCCAGTCAATCTCCTCCTCCTCGCGCTCATCAAGCAGCCTTGCAAAGTGGGCAGCCGTGGCATCGTTGCCCATCTGGCGTTCCATGGAGCTCACCTGTGGTGACCCCCCGTATCTGTGCCCAGGGTAGTATGCTCGTTCCAGAGGGGGAAAATCATCGTCTTCATCATCTGAAAAGACTTGACTGACACCCTCCTCAGCATGCTGGTTGGGAATAGGAAAAAGGCGAATGCCCTCTCGGGGGGTCGAAGGGCCGGCTTGCTCAGTAACTTCACCTTCCAAACCTTCCAGAAAATAAGCAAGGTTCTCAAGGCCAGCCTTGTGTCGCTCCGCACTGGTGACAAGGTCCTGCACAACTTCCTCAATCAAATCTCGTACTGAGCGCATAGGACCAGTACAAGTGCCATCGGTATAGTTGTGGGATCGCAAGTACCAAGCGTCCCAGGGATAGGCATCCAAGAACGCCTCAGAAGCGGCATTTCCTTCCTC